CCCAGCGATAGACCGCGCTGCGGTAGTGGCCGAGTTTCGCGCTTTCCTGATTGACCTGGGACGCAGGTACGTCGGCGAGGCTTGCGTAGCCTGCTGCGACTTGTTGCGCCTGCCAGGTGCCTAACTGAGCATTGGTGTAGGCGATGGCTTCAGTCACGGCGTCGACCAGCCTTTCATGAGTCACCGTGCCATCGAGCCGCATGGCGTCGCGCAGCTTGTTCAGGTCGATGTCAGGGAACCAGCCGTCGTTGCTAATCGTCGCTCCGGGGGCTGGTGTCGGCGGGGTATTGCTCGGCTCGGTGGCGATAAAGCTGTTCATCTGGCAAGTCTCGGAAGGTGATGGCGGTGGGCCGGCTTAAGCATCGCGTTGCTATTCGGGTATTGCGATCGTCAGCCGGCGCCGCCATGCCGGAGGGCTCGTTACTGGTCGGCCGCACTGTTGTTATCAACAGGTTGGGCGACCTTGACCAGCTTGTTGAGCCGATCAATGTCTTTTTTAACGCCGACCCGCTCGTTCAGCGCGAGCGCTCGGCATAAGTGTTCGAGGGCGATGCCCGGCTGATCTTGCATAGCCAGCCCCAGGGCTTTATAGAGTTTTGCGCGGATCTGGTCGTGCATGTCGGTCGCCGCCGTCAACTCGATGACCTCCATCAACTGACCAGCAGTCACCGCCTTGTCCTTGATGGAGTTCAAGGCGATATCGGCGAAGGTCTCGGCGAGCACCGCGGGTAGTGAGCGCTCGAATTGATCGGGCAGCGTGAGGCTGTGCTGGATCGCGTAGCGGGCGATATCGAGCGCGCCGTCGTAGTCACCGGCATCCATGCGCCACAACATGATGATGACCAGGACATCGTCTTGCGCACCGCGCCCGCCTTCGAGCGCACCCGTTACATAGTCGGCATACTCGGGCAAGACTTCCGTCTTGACCGCGATTTTCTGTTTGATTGATTGGATCTGTTTGAGGCGGCGCTTGTCGCTGGCGAGTTTGGCGAGCATCAGCTCGTAGCCGGCGGCGTGAGCCAGGGTTTCGCCGGGACCAGCGGAGGCCGACCCTTTGGCGGCCGTCATGCGTTGGAAGTGGGAGCGAGCAGGGCTATGCATGATCAGGCATCCTTTTTATCGGACGGCGGCAATAGCTCGATGTTTTCCGCGACACAGCCACAGCCGAAATCTTCGACCACGAAGGCGTCATTGCTGGACTCGTAGTTCTCGATGCGATCGCGCTTCGAGTTGTCGACGACATTTCGACGCCGGCCACCTTCTTGGAAGTACAAGGACAGATTGTCGAAGCGCGTTACCAATACCGCGTTGGCTGGGAAGAATGGCACGCTGACAGCGGGCAGACCGCCGATACGCTTTTGGCTGATGATCACGTCGGCCGCGAGGGTTTCCGTCGGTACTTGGGACTTGTTCATCAGCGGGAAATACTTGTCATGCATCAGGTGGCGGCCACAGAACACAAACAACTCGGTGTCGTTCTGATGCCAAGGGTCGACTAGGTTGGAGAGAATATCCATGACCAGGGCGTCGAGGTTTTCGTAATCGCCACCCTCGCCGATTTGTACCTTGCCGTCCGTCTTGCCGGTAGCGAGCACGCGCGCTGCGGCTTGGTCGCGATACTGTTGCAGCCAGCCTTTATTCACGTCTTGCAACAGCGGATTTTTGACCCGGTCGGAGGTGGCGGCCCGCGACGTGCCGTTGAAGCCGATCGCGATCCGGTCGAGCGCTTGGCGCTTGACCACCGCATCACGGATGCGAGTTTGGAAGTCGGGGAACTTGGCCCAAGAGTCGAGCTTGCTGTAGGTCAAGTGCGAGTCGAAATTGGTCTGCGTGCAGAGATAACCGGTTTCATCCAGATCGGTCACGTCGACGGTTTCGCGATCGGCTTTGGTGGTGTCGGTCGTGCTGGCAATCGGCGAACCGACTCCAAGACCGAGCTTGGCGCCTTGCTGCTCGGTCACGCCGACGATATTGATCTTGCTCAGGAAATCGCTTGACTCCTGAATCCGGGTTTCCAGCTTTTGTTGAACGCTGGGGGCGACGGCAAATTTGACCGTTGGGTCCGTGACACCGCTCAACTTGGCGATGTGCTCCAGGTAGCCGTTGAAGGCGACACGGGTGGTATTGCGCATGGATAAATCTCCGAGACGTTGAAGGAGTTGCCGCGCCGTTTAGCAGTCGGTCATGGCAACGGATGCCTGGCCGGTGGCGGGTGGTCGCGCGGGTTGGCCGTTGCCGGTGGTTGAGATCTGCTGTTGCAAGGCGTCGAATGCCTGCTTTGAGCTGCTTAGATCGGCGGTCAGGGTCTTGACTTGAGTTTCGAGGGTGTCGACGCGACCGGCGAATTTGCCTACCCTGGCCGCCGTGTCGGCGCTATGGGTGGCGAGTGCTTCCACTGCCTGTGTTACATCGGCAAAACGTGAGGCGTCGCCGGCGTCTTTGCCTTTCATCGCGCTGAGCAATTCTTTCACCCGAGAGAATAGGCCGGGGCTTGCGCTGGCCGGTGCCGCTTCAAACTCGATTACGGTCTCGGTGGCGGCGGTGAACAAGTTGTCGGGAGCCTGCTTGCGGCTCGCGAACGGGGTGGCGGCTGGGTTCTGTGCGGCGAACGATAGGACTTCCGTGCCCAGACTCGCGGGGCTGTCCGTCACCGCCAGGCCGACCATGTACGCCTCTCGCGTGTCGGCGAATGAGGGCGCGACTTCGATCGAGGTGTAGATTTTTTGCCGGGCTTTCGTGAGATCAATTAGCGAGGCGGTGGGGTCGATCTGCGCGTAAAGCCCGAGCTTACCTTGGTGCGGCTCGGTCGTTTCCTCGCGTGCTTCGAGCGCTAGCACGTCACCATATGCGCCGAACGGGCTGGCGGGTGCCGGTACCGCACCGCGGATATGTTCCAGATTCACGCGCGCCCCGTAAAGCTGTGGGTCATAGTTCTTTGCCATCTGCTCGATCCACTCGCGCGAGATGGTGCGGCCGTCTGTGGTCGCACCTTCGACTGCGACGCGAAAAACTTTGGAGCGAGGGGTGTGATTTTCTGCGCCTGGTTGCATGGCGGGATTCTCCAATCGGTTGAGCAGGGGTTGGTTTGCTTGCATGGTGCTGCGTCGTTCCGCGCGATTCAATCAATCGTGTCTGTGCCCACGCCGAGGACAGACGCTAGCGCGTGCCTACGCGCGTAGGGCGCGGGTACGCTGGCGCCATGCTTGAAACCTCCGACGCCGATGCACTTCAACACGATGTAAGGAACGTGGCGCGCGCCCTCTATTGGCAGGGCTGGCGCCTCGCGTCGATTGCTGATCACCTGAAACTCAAGCGCTCGACTGTTGGGGCATGGAAGCGGCGCGGGGCGTGGGACAAAGCCAGCGCTTGCGAGCGTATCGAGGCGTCGCTTGAAACCCGGCTGATGGTGTTGATTGCGAAGTCGGACAAGGATGGCCGCGACTTCAAGGAAATTGATTTGCTGGGGCGCCAGGTCGAACGGTTGGCGCGTGTGCGGAAGTACGGGGAAACCGGCAAGGAGGCGGACCTTAACCCAGCTATCGAAGCGCGCAATTCCGGACCCAAGCGCAACTCAAGCCGTAATGCGATCAGTGAGGAACAGCACGAGCAGATCCTGACCGCCTTTCGCGAGTCGCTGTTTGACTATCAGAAGGTGTGGTATCGAAACGGCGATCAGCGCACTAGGAATATTCTCAAATCGCGGCAGATCGGGGCGACTTGGTATTTCGCGCGTGAGGCGCTAGTCGACGCGCTTGAGACTGGCCGCAATCAGATATTTTTGTCGGCTAGTAAGGCTCAGGCTCACGTCTTCAAGCAGTACATCGCGCAGTTCGCCATTGACGCCGCTGAAGTCGAGTTGACCGGTGATCCGATCATTTTGCCCAATGCGGCGACACTCTATTTCCTCGGCACCAACGCCCGCACGGCGCAGAGCTATCACGGCAATTTCTATTTCGATGAATACTTTTGGGTGCCTCGGTTTCGCGAACTCAACAAGGTTGCGTCGGGCATGGCAATGCATAAGCGCTGGCGCAAGACGTATTTCTCGACGCCATCGAGCATTACGCACGAAGCCTACGCGTTCTGGACTGGGGCGCACGCCAATCGCGGCAGGGCCAAGGACGAACACATCACGATTGACGTGTCGCATGCGACATTGTGCCGAGGGCATCTTGGCGCGGACGCGCAGTGGCGCCAGCTCGTCACCGTCATGGATGCCGTGGCGGGTGGTTGCAATCTCTTCGACCTGACGTTCGGCAATGGCTACCTGGAGAAAAAGAAAAACATGCTGGGTGGTACATTGAGCCTTGAACCCGCGCTAGCCAAGTATGTGCGACGCAAGACAGATTTCAGCGGCTATGTGTTCGTCAACGGCTGGGAGCAAGTGCATGAATTCGAGGCGGGCAGCATCTTCCATTTGATGCGGCCGGATATCAATCAGGAAGTGTATGGCTTGCCTGAATACCTCAGCTCCTTGCACGCGGCCTGGCTTAATGAATCATCGACGCTATTCCGGCGCAAGTACTATGAGAACGGTAGCCATGCCGGGTTCATCCTGTACATGTCGGATGCTGCACAAAGCCAGACCGATATCGACAACGTGCGTGACGCCTTGAAGCGCTCAAAAGGCCCCGGCAATTTCCGCAACCTGTTCATGTACGCGCCGGGCGGCAAGAAAGATGGAATCCAGCTTATCCCGGTGTCCGAGGTGGCTGCGAAGGACGAGTTTTTTAATATCAAGAACGTCACGCGCGATGACCTACTTGCTGCGCATCGGGTGCCGCCGCAGTTGCTGGGGATTGTGCCGAGCAATACGGGGGGATTTGGGGCGGCGGATACGGCGGCGCAAGTGTTTGGGCGTAATGAAATCGAGCCGATGCAAACGCGCTTTACTGAGC